CATGGTGATCCAAGTAGATAGCCGTGAAAAACGGCACATCATACAACGGATCCTCGACGGCTTCGACCGGCGCGGCGTAGAACACTACACCAGCAAGCTCTATAAGGGCGACTACATGAGTCTGGACAACCCGCGCCTGGTCGTAGACCGCAAACAGAGCCTGCTGGAGGTCGCGGTCAACTTCACCGACGGCAAACGGACTTCAAAAGGATACGGCAGCCGGTTCGAGCAGGAGATGGCAGATGCGAAAAAGATGGGCATCAAGATTGTCTTCCTGGTCGAACACGGCGGTCAGATCCGCAGCATAGAAGACGTCGCCAAGTGGGTAAATCCACGTTTGAAGGAGAGCCCGATGGCCATGAGCGGCGAGAGGATCTACAGGAAAATGCTTGCGTTCCAAAACTACTACGGAGTCGAGTGGCAGTTCTGCAGCAAGGCAGAGACGGCTGACCGCATAATCGAGATCCTGCAGGAGAGGAGCACATAATGGCATTTATAAAGTTAGACAGGGACATTTTCGAAAGTAAGCTCTGGCTGGAAGAGCCATTCACTCACGCACAAGCCTGGGTGGATCTCATTGCGATGGCAAACTATGCGGACAAGACAAAGTTTTACAAGGGTTCGTTCCAGAAAATCAAACGAGGCCAGATCATCACGAGCCAGCGAACCCTCGCGGAACGTTGGAAATGGAGCAAAGCCAAAGTTGCTACCTTTATCCGTACCTTAGTTGATGCCGAAATGGTGACCACTGACAATACCAGTCGCTGGACGGTCTTAACCATTGTAAATTACGCAAAGTATCAGGATGTGAAGTCCACAAAAAGACCACAAACTGACCCACAGAGCGACCACGGAAAGACCACGGAAAGACCACGGAAAGGCCTACAAGAAGAATATAAAGAAAGAAAAGAAAATATATATACGGCTCCGCCGGAAGATACACAGACGAAAGAGGATTATGGTGGTGTGTTTCTTTCGGACGCCGAGTGGGACGAGCTCGAGGGGCTCGTGAAGAACAAGGGAGAGTTTCTGCAGGTCATCGACCGCGTGGGCGAATGGCTGCAGGATAATCCCAGGCCGAAGTCGAAGCATAAGTCGATCGTAAAGACATTCCTGCGGAACGACGGCCTCATCTAACAGCCAGTAATGGGCAGGCAGGCGGCCAACTGAATAAGACGATGGTCAAACCGAAAAAATCACCCCGTAACGGCCCCAAACAAAGCCGCCTGCACTGCGGGGCCCAGCAGATAAAGGAGCATTGGATGATAGACGATTACACAATGGTGCTGCACAGCTTCGAAGATGAGATCGTAGTGGTGCCTATAGCAGATGTACATCTGGGCGCGATCGAACACAACGCGAACGCCTGGGACGACTTCCTGATCAGAGTGAAGGACGAGCCGAACGTGCGCTTCATACTGGTCGGCGATCTGATCCAGAACAACGTGCGCAGCGCGATCGGGTCTCCGTTCGACCAGGTATGGAGCCCTATGGAGCAGAAGGCTGCCATGACGAAGTATCTGGAGCCGTTCCGGGACAGGATCCTGTGCGCGGTCAGCGGAAACCACGAGTACCGCACGAAAAAAGAGAGCGACCAAGATCTCACATATGATATCATGGCGCGCCTCGGCATCGAAGACAGGTACCGTGAGAACGTAGTATTCATGAAGGTCAGTATCGGCACGCGCGTGGATCCACGGAAAAGGAGCGACGGCGGCGTGACCACGAACGTTAGTTACGTATTTTGCGTAACGCACGGTGCAGCTGGCGGACGGCTCACAGGCAACCCTACGAACCGGGCGGAAGAGTTTGCTCGCATTGTAGAAGGCCTTGACTGCCTGGTGGTAGGTCATTCCCATAAGGGCATCGTTACCAGGCCGCAGCGTCTGGTGGTGGATACGAAGATCAACCAGGTCAAGCCTAAGAGCTACCTGGTAGTGTCGGCAGAGTCATGGATGACCTACGGCGGGTATGCTGCGAGAAAGATGCTGCAGCCTGCCGAGAACAGTCACCCGCAGCGGCTTAGGCTGGTACGCAACCGGGACAACAAGCGCATCGAAGTGCTGTGGTAACGGGGTAACTTTTGGCAAAATAGCTATTTCTATACCCTTAAAGGAGGTTTAACGATGGATATGATGCAGTGCGTGGCACAGAAAAATAAAGACGTACCGCTGTGCTATGTGAGAGTGCAGAAAGGCCTCAAAGGAGAGCCTTGTGTAATACCGAACAAAATCTGCGTGGAGTGCGCGTTCAATACGCCCGAGAAGTGCGTCGTTCGGCAGCAGTTCATTGAGTTTTTAAGAGGTGGAAAGAAATGAAAGCAGAACTTTGTAAAACCTGTATACATACAAAGATGTGTCTTCATGATAAGAACCTTGTAGGTGACACTTTTGTGCGTGGGTTCTCTGATTTGGATGATGCGTGGGAGAAATTCAAGGAGTGGGCGAAAGCGGGATTTCCGTGTGACGATTACATTCCTGCCGCCGATGTAGCCGAGGTCAACCGATGCAAGACCTGTTTTCACTACAAGCCGAGGGAATACGGATACAACTGCACCGTAATGGACTGGGACGCCAGCGATGACGACTACTGCAGTAGATGGGAGGCAAAAGATGAGTAAGTACATAGATGCAGATAGGATGAAGAATGGGATAATGCAGTACGCAGATGTGTATGGACATATCTCTTGCGGAGTAACATCGTTTAATATCCTTGTGGAACAACTTACCAAAGATACCGCCGATGTGCAAGAGGTAAAGCACGGACGGTGGTTAATTGACCGAAAGTTTGGCAACGATGTTATGAGTGACGAGCAGATGGTTATCTGTTCCGTATGTGGGAAGGGCATTTTTTACGGCAAACAAAACTACTGCCCGAACTGCGGAGCGAGAATGGACGGAGGTGCGGACGAGTGACCGCGAAACAGTACCTCAGCAGGGCGTGCAATCTTAAGCGACTCATATCAGCCAAGGAGTTGCACCTGATGGAGCTGCGTACACAGGCAGAACACATCACCGCGGATCTCACCGGTATGCCGCGTGGATCCGGAACGACCTCACCTGTTGAGCGCATCGCCGTGCAGATCGCTGACCTCTCGCTGGATCTGGAGCAGGACTGGCTTGACTTAATCGCCTACCAGGAAGAGATCCGGAAGACCATCAGTTACGTAAAGGACCCTGTCCTCTACCAGCTGCTTACGTTCCGGTACATCTGCTACAACTCCTGGAACGAGATCTCCGAGCGTATGCTCTACTCAAGAAGCCATATCTTCAGGCTGCACACAAAGGCCCTTGGCATCGTGGACGAACTTATAAGATGAGATTGTATGAGAGTATAAGTCTGTGATATATGTATTCTGCAGAGGAGCAGGAAGTGGTGAGCCTGCTCTTTTGCTTTGTCTCCTGATAACATAGAGGGCGTGGGCATGGCCAGGGACTTCTCAAAGGGCTTCTACAATTCAAAAGAATGGGCCCAGGTGCGTGCATACGTCCTTATGAGGGACCACTATAAATGCACCCTGTGTGGCCGCTCCGGTGATCTGGAAGTTCATCACATCGAACATCTGATACCTTCCAACATCAACGACGCAGCCATCACACTCAACGAAAAGAACTTAACAACATTGTGTCGAGATTGTCATTTCCGGGTCCATACTCAGGACAAGCTGAACGGCACAAAAGAATATAACGCAGCGAACAAGGCCGGTAAAGACTGCGATGCGGACTTCCGCTTCGATGAAAACGGATACCTCGTGCCGGCTGGTGAATAAAAAGACTCCCCCCTATTTTTTATCGGCCGGGGGGCCAAGGAAGACCGTCGGGGTAGGCCATACGAAATGCCGGCCGGGGCTCCACGGGGCCAAGGGGGTCCCGAAAAATAGAGCGAAATGAGCAAAGAAAGCGAGATAAAGCGCGAGCTGAAAAAACTTCAGAAGATATTCGCAGACATACCGGAAGATAAGCGGGACTTAGTGGACGGACTGATCGAGAACGCAGCGTTCATGGTGGTCACGCTAAGAGATCTGGCAGCGGATGTCGCGAAAAACGGGCCTGTGATCACAGCGGTCAACGGAAACGGCTTTGAGGTGACGCAGGAAAACCCGGCGCAGCGCTCGTACAACTCGATGGTGCAGAAGTACACGGCCGTAATGAAGGAACTGAACACCTACTTGCCGACAACCAGGGCTCAGGAAGTCGCCCAGGCAGGAGATCTGCTGAAGGCTTTCGTAATGGCAGGCAAACCACAATGAACTGGGTCAAGGCGTACTACAAGAAGATCGAGGCTGGAGAGATCCTCACGTGCACCGAGACCAGGAACATATATAAGCGAATGACAGAGGAGATGGATGATGAGTCCCTCTCCTTTTACTTTTCAGAAGCCAAAGGCGAGCACGCGATCACGTTTATCGAGACGTTTTGCCGGCACTACGAAGGTGAGCACGCCGGTGAGGTCGTGCGCCTCGAGCTTTGGCAGAAGGCCTTCGTCCAGAATATCTTCGGATGGATGGAGAAAGGCACCAACTACAGGCGGTTCAGGGAGTACGCGCTGGAAGTCCCGCGGAAGCACGGCAAGTCGTTCCTCTCCGGGTGCATTGCGGTCTATATGCTGGTGGCCGACGGCGAGCCCGGTGCGCAGGTTTATTCGGCAGCCAATAAGCTCGACCAGGCGAAGATCGTCTACAACGTGGCCAAGGCTATAGTCGAGCAATCCCCGGAACTTGCCGCGCTTGTGAGATCCACGCGCGAGGGCCTGTCGTTCGGTATGACTCGGAGCATCATGAAGCCCCTTCCAAACGAGTCAAAATCCTTGGATGGGTTGAACATCCACTTCGCGTGCATCGATGAGATCCACGAGAGCCGTGACCGGAACCTGTACGACGTTCTGAAGCAGGGATGTAAAGCACGTCGGCAGCCTCTGATCGGGTGCATTACAACTTCGGGCTTCTTCCGGGAGGGGCTCTATGATGCCCTGCACGAGTATTGGACGAACGTGGCCAACGGGGTCGTGAAGGACGACCGCATCTTCCCCGTCATTTATAAGCTGGATGACGAAGATGAGTGGACAAATGAGGCAATGTGGTACAAGGCCAACCCGGGCCTCGGCACCATTAAGAGCCTGCAGCAGCTGCGTGACGACGTGGAACGCGCCAAGAACGACGAGTCGTACCGGCCGACCCTGCTTGTTAAGGACTTTAACATTAAGCAGAACCAGGTAGAGAGCTGGCTGCCATTCGGATCCATTGTGAACGAGACGGTCGTCGATCAGGAATACCTGGATAAATCCTACGCCATAGGTGGCTGCGATCTCAGCGCCACCGTGGATCTAACCTGCGCGACGCTGCTGATCAGGAAGCCGAACGACGACAACGTATACGTGCTGCAGCAGTATTTCCTGCCGCAAAGTAAGCTCGACAGGATAGACGAGCCAGTACACAGGGAAGCCCCGTACAAGTTATGGGCAGAACAAGGTTGGCTTACAGTGTGCGACGGCACCCAGGTCAACTATTCAGATGTTACACAGTGGTTTGTGAAGATGGTCAAGGACCACAACATCAGACCGCTTTGGATATGTTACGACAGAGCGCTCGCCGGCTACTGGGTAGAGGAGATGGAGAGCTACGGCTTCGACATGGAGAAGGTCGCCCAGGGTCCGTATACCTGGTCGCAACCCATGAAGGAGATGGGGGCAGCGTTCGAACGGCATCAGGTGATCTACCAGAATAACCCGATGCTGCGCTGGTGTCTGGCAAACACCGCGAAGAAGTCGCTGAACAGGGATGGCATCGAGACCATCCAGCCGGTGAAAATCGTCAGACAGAGACGTATAGACGGAATGGTCAGTCTGCTGAACGCCTGGGTCGGCTACGTGAAGCACTTCGAGGAGTATATGCCCTACGTGAGGTAACAATGGGAGTTTTACAGAAACTATTTGGCAATACGAAGCTGTACCAGAAGTACACGACCTTCAAGGAGCTGGGCAGCTACAGAGCCATTTTCAGTCCGTTCGGCGGACAGATCTATAAGAGCGAGCTTGTGCGTGCCTGTATCAGGCCGCTGGCGGAGCAGACGTCGAAAGCGAACCCGCACAGCAGCGATAAGCGCATCGAAAAGCTGCTGACCTACACGCCGAACCCGTTCATGAACGGCAAGGACTTCCTGGCTAAGTGCAGAAACATCCTTGAGGTCAAGAACACGCTGTTCGTTTACATCGTCAGGGACGATCGAGGCCGCGCAAGTGGCTTCTACCCTGTTCCGTATGCGAGCTATGAGGCGGTGGAGTATCAGAACGGCCTGTTCATCAAGTTCACGTTCAGTTCCAACGCGATGAAGGAGCTGATCGTGCCGTGGGCGGATCTCGCAGTCGCCCGCAAGGACTACCTGTTCAGCGACATCGGCGGCGAGGACAATGCTGCACTGCTGCCTACTCTGGAGATGATCAACACGACCAACCAGGGCGTGGCCAACGCGGTCAAGTCGACGAGCAACCTGCGCGGGATCCTGAAGAACACGAAGTCGATGCTCGACAGCGAGGACATCAAGAAGTCCCGCGATCAGTTCGTACAGGACTACCTGAGCCTGGAGAACGCCGGCGGCATTGCCGCGCTGGATCCGACGATGGAGTTCATCCCGATCACGATGAGCCCTGTGGTCACGACCTACGACCAGATGAAGGAGTTCCGGGAGAACGTCTACCGGTACTTCGGCGTGAACGAGCACATCGTAGAGGGATGCCCGACCGAGGAAGAACAGGAAGCCTTCTACCAGCAGCGCATCGAACCGTTCCTGGTCGCACTGTCGCTGGAGTTCACGAAGAAGGTCTTCACGGAGCGCGAGCGGGGATTCGGTGCGTTCATCGAGTTCGCAGCAGACCGGCTGCAGTTCGCGTCCAGCAAGACGAAGCTGTCGTTGGTGTCTATGGTCGACCGCGGCGCTATGACGCCGAACGAATGGCGTGCCGTATTCAATCTGCCGGCGATCGAGGGCGGAGATCTCCCGATCAGAAGACTCGATACCGCAGCTGTAGATCCGGACGGCACCACCGTACAGGAAGAAGAACCTGCCGAAGAACCGGCAGAACCTGCGGAAGAGCCCGCAGAGGAGGAAACAGATGATCAGAGATAATCGTGAATACCGTTCGATGCCTCTGCTCCACAAGCGGGCAGAAGCAGAACCGGAAGAAAACTATATCGTAGAGGGTCATGCAGCCACGTATGACGAGTACCTGCTCTTCAATGATGGCATGAACGACTTCTACGAAAGAATTGATCCGCACGCGTTCGATGAAACCGACATGAGCGACGTCGTGTTCCTGATCGACCACGATGGCCGCGTGTTTGCGAGAACCCGGAACGGATCCGTGCAGCTGATGCACGACGATATTGGCCTTTTCTGCCGTGTGGATCTCTCCAGATCCAGCTCGGCACGCGGAGTCCACGAGGACATCATGTGCGGCAACTACGACCAGATGTCCTTCGCCTTCATCGTAAAGGACGACGAGATCACCCGCGACGACAAGGGCTATCACAGAGTTATCAAGAGCGTAGGGAAGCTCTTCGATATAAGTGCGGTTAGTTTCCCGGCTAACCCACATACCAGCATCGGAAAATCGGCGCGGTCTGCCTTCGATGGATTTATCGAGGAAGAAAAAAGGCTGGAGTTAGCCAAGGCCGAGGAAGCTCGTAAGCTGGAACAAGCAAAGCAAAAATATATGGAGGTCAAACATGACGAACGAAAAGAGAGTGGCCTTCAATGCTGAGCTTTCCGAAATGACACTGGAACAGGTCAACGAACGCCTGGCTTCTGATGAAGTCGAAGTTCGCGACTCTGAGGATCTGGAGTTCATTGCGGAAAAGACCGAGCAGAAGGAAATGCTGCTTGAACGTAAAGCTGAGCTTGAAGACCTCGAAACCCGTAAGGCCGCAGCCGAAGCCCTGAAAGAGGGCGACGCTTTCGGCAATTCCATTGAAGAGAAAGGAAACGAAATGGAACAGATCTACACCACCGCTTCCCCCGAATACAGAAGCGCATTTTTCAAGAGACTCCTCAACCAGACTCTGACCGAGGCTGAAGAGAGAGCCATCGTCCAGTCCGGCGGCAACGGCGTTATCCCCGTAGAGACCGCGAACGAACTGGTCCACAAGATGAAGGAAGTAGCTCCGCTGCTCTCCGAGATCACCCTGTCCCGCGTGGCCGGAATGGTCACCGTCGGCACCCTGCTCAACCCGGACGATGCTTATCTGCACGCCGAGACCAGCACGATCACCGCGTCCAACGATACGCTGGCATATGTCACCCTGGGTGGCTATGAGTTCGCTAAGATCGTACCTGTCTCCAAGTCCATGCAGGCCATGAGCGTCGACGCTTTCGAAGGCTGGCTCATCGACATCATCTATGAAGATGTCGCAGCCAAGATCGAGAACGCGATCATCACCGGTACCGGCACCAACCAGCCTGGCGGCCTCGGCTCCATCACCATGACCGCTGGCACCAACCTGATCAGCACCACCGTAAGCATCACCTACGACGATGTCTGCACGCTGATGACCTATCCCGCCAAGGGCTTCCGCAAGAAGGCAAAGTTCCTGTGCAACAGCTCCTTCGTCTTCACCGGCCTGGCCAAGATCAAGGACGATCAGAACAGACCCATCTTCGTCGAAAGCATGGCTGCAGGCGTTCCTGGCAGACTGATGGGCAGAGAAGTCCTGGTCAGCGACGAGTGTCCGGACGACACGCTGTTCTATGGTGACTTCACCAAGATCTTCGGCAATCTGTCCAGCGACATCGAGGTCGAAGTATCCGAGCACTCCAGCTTCAGAGCTGGCATGGTCGACTACAGAGGCTTCGCCGTCTTCGACTGCAAGGTCGCAGCACCCAGAGCCTTTGGTAAGTTTAAGAAGAACTAATCCATAGCGGAATAGTTTTCTGCGGAGGCAGGTCTTTCTCCGGCGGCCTGCTTCCGCCTTTTTATTGCCGGAGGAGAAGCCGGAGGAAAATATGAAGATCTTAGTGGGAGTCCCCTGCATGGAGACTCTTCCGGTGGACTTCGTGAACAGCCTGCTGCGCCTGAATAAGGGCAAGCACGAGGTTGACATCCACCTGGAACCGCTCTCGCTGGTGTACATCGCACGCGAGCGCATCGTAGAAGTCGCCATCAAGGGCAACTATGACTACCTGCTGTTCCTGGACAGCGACATGGTATTCACGCCGGATCTGCTGCGTAAGATGCTCGCGGCAGACAAGGACATCGTATCGGGGCTCGCGTTTATGCGGAAGCCTCCGTACAATCCGTGCCTCTATAGCAGGCTGCGCCTGGGCGTAGCTGGCGAACGCGAGGAAGAGTTCCTGACGGACTTCGATGCCGGGTTGGTCCCCATCGAGGGCTGCGGAATGGCGTGCTGCATGATTAAGGTGAGCGTCCTGAAAGAGATGCGATCGCACAACAGTTCTCTCTTCTGGCCGTATTACGGCTACGGAGAAGACCTGACCTTCTGCATCAAAGCGCGGAAGGACAAGTTCGAGATCTGGGGCGACACACGTATCAAGGTCGGTCACCTGGGCGGCACGATAATCCTGGAAGACGCGTACAAAGAATGGAACGAGGTCGACAAATGAAGATTCTGATCGGCGGCCCGGCACGCCAGGACGTGCCCATTTTTACAGAGCATCTGAAGACGATCAAGGAGCTCGAACTTCCGGACGGCGTCTCTGTGGATCTCTTTTACATCCTGAACGACTGCCCGGAACTGAAAGAGCTTCTGGATCCGAACCAATACGTCGAGATCAACACCGGCGACGAGTACATCCGGACCGAGAAGAACCACGACTGGTCTGCATGGAACCTGAATAAGATGAGCGTGCTGCGTAACCGCTTCCTGACGGAAGTCCTGAAGGGCGGCTACGATTACGGAATGTTCGTGGACACGGATGTCTGCGTGCATCACGAGACGCTCAAATGGCTGCTGGCAGCCAAGAAGGACATCATCGCGGAGATCTTTTGGACGCGGCACCGCCCGGATGCGCAAGAAGTCTGGGCGAACTGCTGGGACTTTGACCAGTCTGTGTATTTGCCAGGATCCGCGGAGAAGTGGATGCAGCCTGGCGTCTACCGTGTAGGCGGAACGGGCGCCTGTATGCTCGTATCTGCTGACGTACCCAGAGCCGGTGTGAATTATAACCCGTTTTACAGCATCCGGCACTGTTTGCGTGGCGAGGATCGCTGGTTTATGCTCCGCGCCGAGGCAGCAGGCTTCGAACTGTACGTGGATACGCACGTTCCGGCCTGGCATCTGTACCGGCAGAGCGAGTACAAGGAATACATGAGGTATATCTATGGTATCGACATTTGTTGATGACGTAAAGGTGGCCCTGCGGATCACCCATACAAAACTGGACGCAGATCTGACGGCGAAGATCGCTGCAGCACGTGACGAACTTGTCCGGCTTGGCGTAGCTGAATGGCGTGCGGCCTCTGAGGATGACCCGCTCATCGTGGAAGCCATCAAAACGTACTGCCAGCACAAGTACACCGACGACGAGAAGGCCCAGGAAGGCTACTGGAACTCCTGGGTGACTCAGGTGGACGCGCTGCGCAAGTCCTCGAACTACATGAAGGAGTGACGCCGATGTGTAACGACGTGATCAAGCTGGTCGCCAAGACCTATACGCTGGACGCGTATGGAGACGTATCAGCTTCCAAAACTCCTCGCGAAGTGTTCGCTGAGGTACGCAGCATCGGCATGAAGGAAAAGTACGAGGCGCTGCAGGCGGGACTCAACCCGGAACTGACCTTCGTACTGGCCGATTACTACGAGTACGACGATGAAGACGAAGTGGTCTACAACGACAAAACGTACCGGGTGATTCGGACGTACCGCAACGGGCAGACCATCGAGCTCGTGGTCACACGAGACGCGTCGGTGCCTGCTGCAACGACCACAACGGCGTCCATTTCCCCGACGGTACCGTTGAACAGTACCGAGGAGGGCGACGATGGCGGTACCGAGTCAAACTAAGTTCAAGCGCGGCGGCGTGGAGCTTGTGAACTCCTGCGACCGGGCGAACTACTACATCGAAGAGCTGACAAGAGCAGCCCTGAAGGACGTGGGCAAGTTCGTCTGCCGGGAGGCACGCAAGGGCATCCACCGTATTACCGGACGCGTGGCGAAGAATACCCAGTATTGGGTCCGCAAGAAGGAGCAGGACTGCTTAGTCGGCTTCAAGACCGCCGGCTGGTACGGGTCCTATCAGGAACTCGGCACCGAAAAAACGCCGAAGGTCGGAGCACTCCGGAACGCCGTCGACGCGAACATCGACATGATCCAGAAGATCGAGGCACAGTATCTGTCCGCGATCGAGGACGAATTGAACGCGCAAAGCCTTATCAACGAAGAGGAGGAGCTGGGCGACGATGAAAACTGATACCAATAAGCTCCGCAAGGAAGTCCG